GTCGACCGCGTTGACCATCTCGGCATTTCCTAGCTTCACTTGGGCGGTTAGTTGAAACTGCATGGCTTCTCCTTCAGCTTCTTTCGGTAATGTCGAAAGACTCAAAGTCAAGCAAGCTGAGCCGCGTACGTCCTCCGTCGTCGTTCACAATGCAGACGGTGAAGTCGGCGAGGTTGACACCTACGACTAGGTGCGTTGCGTCCTCTCCGCCTAAGTAACGAACAGTTGCGTAAGCGCCTAGGAACTCGGCGGACCCGTCCTGCCGGCTGTACTCGGTGAACGGTTCCTTATGCTTCTCAAACGCTGCTTCAGCGTCCAACGCGACCGACAACAGCCGATCTCCATAGTTAGTAGTCATGATCAAGCCTCCCGGCTCAGTAGTAGCTAGTGCGCCCATCATAGGCGGATGCGTGACACAAGGGCAAGCACTCCAACAACATTCCTCACAGCGATACCGAACGACACGCCCAGGCCCGCCGGCGAGACTGAACCCAACCCGACAGCAAACGAGCGCCCGCGCTCGTGCGCTAGCACTCCCTCCCATCCGTATGTCTAGCGATGGGCTGCCGGTTTCGTGGGCTGCTGGTCTTGCTGTGCTCGGTGCCTGGTTCGGTGCGCTCGGTGCGGATCTCGGTGAGGACCTCGGCGAGCTCGATGACCTCGGGGCCTTCGATAGGGCACGCCGGCGCCGACCCTCACCCTGCCGACCCCACCCGAACACACGTACGCACGAACACACGTACCCACGAACACACGTACGCCCAAACCCGACCCAGGTTGCGACAGTGACGAGGAACGAGGAACACTAAGGGGGTATGTGCCGAGGCACATGCCTGTAAGTAACATGCTATGTGTGTGTTGGGGGTTTTGGTTTGGTGGTGTGTGTGTGGTGTTGTGTTGGGACCGTGCCCTGGGTCCCTCCGTCAGTTTAGGTTGATCGCCTGCCAACTATCGGCTTTGTGTGTTGGCGGTCATGTCCGCTCCGTCCCTGGGAGCCGTCGTGTCTCGGGCATGACTCTGAGGCCCCTTTGACGGGCGACGCTCACCAGTGCTAGTGGTGGCCCCAACGGTTTGCCGGGTTGGGGTGCCGGCGTGGTGTAGTGTAGCAGGTGACTTGAGGAGGTTGTTGTTGTGTTGGCTGATTCTTTGCGAAGGTCGGGTGTTGTGATTCCTGAGGTGTTGGTTGCTGCTGAGAAGGGCGGCGATTTTGGTGATATTGATTGGGGTGAGGGTGCTGATGACCCGGTTGAGGCGTCGTGTGATTTGGAGAACCCTGAGTCGTGCGAGTCGTGCCAGTGAGTGATTCGCGTTGTTGTGTGTGTGAGGTGTGTTATGTTGGTGGCGTTTGAGGACGGGAGTTGAGTTGTGCCTAATTTGTGGGTGAATGATCGTAATCAGCAGTGGGGTCCGGCGCATCATGCTGTTGCGGTGACGCCGAACGACGGCGCTGACCTCACCGACACAACCCGAGCGTTGTATGTGGGTGCTGCGGGTGATGTGAAGGTTGACATGTACGGGTCGGGGACTGTGACGTTTGTTGGTGTGACGGCTGGTTCGGTGTTGCCTGTGCGTGTTGATCGGGTGTATTCGACGGGCACGACGGCTACGTCGATTGTGGCTTTGTGGTGATATGCCGCTGATTGGTTCTGCGTTGTCGTTGCCGATGCCTGCGGGTGTTGGCGTTTCGACTGCTTCGGTGTTTTCGCCGTTGGATTTGTCTCCGGCGTTGTGGTTGGACGCGTCGGATGAAACGACGTTGTCGGGGCCGGGTGGCGGTGCCGTGTCGCAGTGGAGCGACAAGTCGGGGAACGGCAACGATCTGAAACAGGCGAGTAGCACCTACCAGCCGATCACTGGCACACATACTCTCAATAGTCGAAATACGATCTACAACGACGGTGCTGATTATCTTGACACGGATAGCGCGGTTTCGCTTACTGGGTTTACGGCTTGGATGGTGTTTGAGCACATCGCTGAAACAACCTCGTATCAACTCGGAACGAGCAACGGGTCAACGTATGCACTTGTAATGAGTGAAGGCAGTTCCAGTACGGTTCTCGATTCGAACATGGGAACGATCACATACCATATTGACGGTACTTTGTTTACTGGAACTACGCGTGGTGACTTGTACACGGCATTGGCTGAGGGTCCGCACATCGTGCGTATTGTCTCTGATGGAACTATCAACAGCATTCTTGCCCCGTTCGGATACCCAACCAATCCGTCAGGTGGCATTGCTGAGCAAAAGATGGCTGAGGTGATCGTCGTTGATGGCACGTTGACGGCGCAGCAGATCGCTGACACTGAGGCGTACCTGACCGAGAAGTGGATTCCGGTTCCGTTGCGGGTCGGAGCTGCCGCCTGGTTTGATGCGTCGGATACTGATTCGATTACGCAGTCGGGCGGGGCTGTGTCGCAGTGGAACGATCTGTCCGGCAACGGCAATAATTTGACGCAGGGCACGGCCTCTCAGCAGCCCACGACGGGTACTGACACGGTCAACGGCTTGAACGTCATCCATTACGACGGCAACGACTCGTTGCTGACGCCAGATATCTCGTTCACAGGGTTGACGATGATTGCCGTGTTCCGGCATTCGTCTCAAAACTTCATGTTGTTGGGAACATCCCTTTCATTCGTATACGCAGGCGTCGGCGAATCTGGTGGTTCAAGCACGGTCCTGAGTTTCAACTTCAGCACGGTGTCGTTTCGGTTTGATGGGACACCGTTTTCTGGGACGACTCGCGGCGACCTTTACAATGAACTCGCTTCGTCTACAAAAGTTGTGACGCTAGAAACGGACAGAACCGCCACAGTAGGGCTGCAACCGTTTAGCTTCACAAACGATGCTTCTCGGCCGGTCGGTGATATTGCCGAGGTGATCCTCGTGGATGGCACTCTGACGGCTGATGAGATCACGCTGGTCGAGAACTACCTGACTGAGAAGTGGATTACCCCGGTGCCGGAGGCGTTGGGTGCGGCTCTGTGGTTGGATGCGTCTGATACGTCTACGATTGTTGAAACGTCGGGGTCGGTGTCGGAGTGGCAGGACAAGTCGGGCAACGGTAACGACCTGGTACAGGCCACGTCGTCGTTGCAGCCGACAACGGGCACCCGCACGTTGAACGGTCTCAACGTAATCGATTTCATTCCGAATGATGTCATATCGGCAGCGTCGTTCAATATTTCGCAACCTATAACGTTGTTCGCTGTAGCTACGCTAGATACGTCAGGAGCTACTCCGCAGTTTCTTGTAAACGGAAGTTCAACAGCATTCCAAGCATTCAATCAAACCGCTCGACTGTATTCCGGCACAAATCTTCAAGGCAGCACGCCGCTAGCGTTGTCTACCGGTTTGCTTTTCCGATACACGGCTAACTCAACCTCGTCGTCCATTTATGTGGACGGATCGCTTGATGTTTCAGGTGACGCAGGAACCTCTGGGATGACTGTTTTAGATGTCGGTAACCAAGCTGCAACCGGTCGTCAATGGGACGGCACGGTTGCTGAGATGGCGGTGTTTGATCGTGTCCTGTCTGATGCGGAGATCGCTCAGATGGAGGCGTACCTCGCAGACAAGTGGGGGATTCAGCCGATCCCGTTGCAGGTGGGTGCGACGGCGTGGTTCGATGCTTCTGATCCGTACACGATTATTGAAACGTCTGGTGCGGTGTCGCAGTGGAACGACAAGTCGGGTAACGGCAACCATCTGACACAGGGAACGGGGGCCGATCAACCGACGACCGGCACTCGCACGATCAATGGCCTGAACGTGCTCGACTTCGATGGCACTAGTGATTACATGCAAAAAATATTCGGAGCAGCAACGTCATCTTCGACGGTTCATTTCATTGTTCTACAATCAGATTCTACTGCAAGCGGACCGTATGTGTTTGATGGTACCGACACGAATCGGCAAACTGTATTTCAGACAACTTCTACTCGCTATCAGATGTACAGCGGTAACTCTCTGAACAGCACTGCAGGCGCATTGACTACTGACGTGTCGTTATTGACTGCAACCTTTGGCTCATCGGGAGGGCTTCGCAAAAACGGGGCCAGTGTTATAGCAGGCGACACTGGAACTCAAGTGCTCAACGGTGTAACTCTTGCCCGCCGATACACGGCTACCGGGTACATGGACGGTGCTATAGCAGAGTTCATTGTCGTTGACGGCACGTTGACTGCTGATGAGATCAGCCGAGTCGAAAACTACCTCGCAAACAAGTGGGGCATCACCCTCTAACGATCGGAGAATCAAATGACGATGCACTGGTACACATGGCAAACCAAGAACCCCGGCTTCGACACATGGCACACCGCCGTCAAAACCGGACTCGGCATGCCGTGGATCGGAGAAAACCAAGCAACCGGCGAACCAGAACCCGACGCCCAACAGACCACCGACTACACGGCGGTTGTCGAGGTAGCTGCGGACGATTGGCGTGCCCCAGTGTCGGACCTCATCGCAGGAACGTACCCTGACGGGTTGGGGACGCCGTGTGACCCGCCGCCCGAACCTGAGCTGCCGTAACCGTGAAACGCCGTAAGAAACACGAATGCGTAGTTGAAGACGGCTTAGAGTGTGTCGCCGGGTCGTTGTATGACAGCGTGCGGCGTAAGGCCCGTCCGGTTTGTCGATGTAAATGTCACGGGAGTGGTGTGTGATGCCTGAGAAGAAACCAGTCAAGAAAACAGTGAAGAAGGCTGTAAAGAAACCGGCTGCTGTTCAGACGCGTGATTGGAAACGTGTCGCTCAAGGGTTGGCTATCGAACTCGGTTGGTCCAAGAAGGATCTTGAGAAAGAGTTTGGTGATGGCAGCTAAGAAAGGTTTGTACGCGAACATTCACGCGAAACGGAAACGGATCAAAGCTGGTTCGGGTGAGAAGATGCGGAAACCGGGCTCGAAGGGTGCGCCTACTGCGAAGGCGTTTAAGCAGTCGGCTAAGACTCGGAAGAAGCGGTAGATGCCTGCGAAGAAGGATCCTCGGTTGGCGCGGGCAGGCGTGTCTGGTTTCAACCAGCCGAAGCGGACGCCGAATCATCCGAAGAAGTCGCATGTTGTGGTGGCGAAAGAGGGCGACAGGGTTAAGACGATCCGGTTTGGGCAGCAGGGCGTGAAGGGTGCGGGGAAGAACCCGAAGACTGCTTCTGAGAAGGCGCGTCGCAAGTCGTTCAAAGCCCGTCACGGCAAGAACATTGCGAAAGGCAAGATGTCTGCCGCGTACTGGGCGAACAAGGAGAAATGGTGACATACGACGAGTGGCTTGAGATCGGGCGGCAGGCCGGGTATTGCTCGCGAGAGATTTGTTTTTCGCATGACGTTGCGATGTCGGATGAAGAAATTCAGATGTTTGAAGATGGCGATGACCCGTGTGTGTGGGCGGTAAGGGTGGATCCTGATGGCACCTCCAAAGAAACCTCGTAGTCAGCTTGGTCGAACTGCCCGTTATTATCGGGACAATCCGAAAGCTGCGAAAAAGAAGCAGGCGTATGACCGGAAGTTCAACGCTCGTCGTTCTGAAGTGGTGAAACGTAACGAGTTGAAGAAGGCTCGTCGTGCTGCGGAGAATCGTGGCGTTGATTTGCGTGGCAAGGACATGTCGCATACAAGGTCGGGTCGGATGGTGCCGGAAGACTCGAGCCGGAACCGTGCCCGTCAGGGCGCTAACGGCAAGTCAACGAAGAAGTAACGATGCCGTCTGGGAAGCACACAAGTACGGAGCAGTGGGTTCAGTATTTGTTGCTTCGCCGCGGCGGCGAGTCGATGCGTCAGTCTGCGATCAAAGCAGGCGTGAACTATCACTCGGCGCGTGATAACGAATCGGGTCGCACCTCGACGCGTTCGTGGATGCACGCCAAAGAACAAGTTGACAAGATCGGCGTGTCTAAGATCCCTTCGTATGACCAACTGGAACCTGAAGCCCAAGAAGCATTTGACAACATCGAAGCATTTGCGCTCCGTTACTTCGGCATCATCCTTCAACCCTGGCAGATCGAAGCCACCGAAAAAGTAAACGAACTGCTAAACACGCTTACTGAGGAGTACATCGTTATCAACGCTCCTCCCGGTTCTGGCAAGTCCACGTTCTTTGCGAAGGTGCTGCCGGCGTGGGCGACTGTCCGCAACCGTGCCCTGAGGGGCATGATTGGTTCTTCGACGCAACGGCTGGCTGAGTGGTACACGCGTCGCCTGCGGGCAGAGTTTGAGCGGGAGCATGTTGCCCGTGCCGAGTTGAACGATCAGAAGATCGGGATTGCTGTTGACGCTGTTCGGACGATGCAGCAGGACTTTGGTGCGTTCAAACCTGATGCGAAAGAAATTTGGCGGGCCGAAGCGTTCACGATTCTGCAACCAGACGATCAGCCGTTATCGCAGAAAGAACCGACATGGTCAGCGTTCGGGATGGACTCCGGTTTCCTCGGTGGCCGGTTTGATCTGGTTATCTGGGACGACGTGTGGGATCCACGCAAAATGCGGAACTCCGAATCGCGTTCGGATATGTACCGCTGGTGGGACGAGGTCGCTGAAACCCGTCTCGAACCTGGCGGTTTGTTAGTGTTGAATGGGCAAAGGATGTCTTCCGATGACATCTACCGGTATGCGCTCGACAAGAAAGCGCCTCTTGATGAGGACGAGCAAGAATCGGTGGGGGAGGGCATGGTGTCTGGGGAGATCCCAGAACAGGCTTCCTCCTTGCCTTGTGAAACACCCTCCCCCACTGAGGAATCGAAATATCATCACCTGAAGTATCAGGTGCATTACGAAGACAAATGTGAAAACAATCACAAGCTGGATGATGCCCCGTGGCCTGACGGCTGCTTGTTGTATCCTCGACGCCTGCCGTGGAAGAAGATCAGGCATATTAAGGCGCAGACTCCTGACCGGTACGAGATTCTGTATCAGCAGGAAGACGCTGATCCTGCGTCGGTGCTTGTTGATCCGTTGTGGATTTCTGGCGGGGTGGGTCGTGACGGTGTGCAGCATGTCGGTTGTTGGGACTCCGACCGTGACTTGTGGGAGTTGCCGCCGTATTTGCCGTCTGATCCGCTGATTTTGGCGTCAGCGGACCCGTCGCCTACAAACTTTTGGGCGTTGCAATGCTGGGCGTACGTTGAAGAATCCGATTACCGGTATCTGCTCGAGTCGTATCGTCGCAAGATGGATGCGCCGTCATTTTTGGACTGGAATCATGATCGGCAGGAGTTTACGGGGATCGCTGAGGAGTGGTGGCAGATCAGTAACGACATGGGGCATCCGATTCAGTATTGGATTGTTGAAGCGAACGCTGCACAGAAATTCATTCTTCAGTATGACCATTTCCGGCGTTGGGCGTCGTCTCGTGGCGTAGAACTTGTGCCGCACTATACGCATTCAAAAAATAAGGGCGACCCGAAGTATGGGGTGCAAATGTTGGCTCCGTTGTATAAGTCGGGGCGTGTACGGTTACCTGGCCGTCAGCAAACATCGGCTCGTCCGCATTCGTTTCTTCTTATTGATGAAGTAACAAAATGGAATCCTGAAGGGACTGGTTCCCGCACGGATGATTGTGTTATGGCACAATGGTTTATGGAGCATAATCTTGAAAAGATTCATACTCCGTCTGTCGAGATGGCACGCCAGTGGCGTCCGTCGTGGTTGTCTGGGGAAGCGTACGCGTGAAATCTGCTGAAGAGATCGTTGACCTGTATTACGGCAGGTCTCAGAACCATGCTGGTGTGAAGTCGCGTATGCGGCATATTCGTGACCATTACAACGGTGACGTTGTGGTGCCGTTGCCGGAGATCGACACGACCGAGTCGGCTGCGGTAGCAAACCTGTTGGCGCAGGGGTTGGATCAGACTGCGATGCGTGTGTCGTCGGTGCTGCCTGACATTGTGTGCCCGCCAGCAGATGACAGTTCAAAGCAGTCGCGTAAGCACGCGCAGATTCGTCGTAAGGCGATGTTTGGGTGGTGGCAGAACTCGACTATGGATTTGCAGTTGGCGAAGCGTGCTCGTCATTTGATTGGGTATTCGCAGGCTGTGACGCAGTTGCGGTTTGATCCGAAGAAAGGCGTTCCGACGTGGCATTGCCGTGACCCGCTGACAGCGTTCCCGTCGAACCTGCGTGGCGTGGAAGACATGACTCCGGCTGACTGCGTGTTCGGCTACGAACGCTCCTACGGGTGGATTCAACGGTTCTATCCCGAGGCGGCGTTGCGGTTTGCTGGCGGCACGAAAGACGCGCCGTATGAAACGGATCAGCCGATCGAGATGATCGAGTATGTTGATCATGAGGAAACGGTGTTGATCGCTGTTCGTAACCCGCAGACGCACGGGTTTCAGCAGAACGACGGCGGCCCGGTTATAGCCGAGTTGGAACGTGTCCCGAACCTGATCGGCAAGTGTCCGGTTGTCGTGTCGAACCGGATCTCGCTGGACGAGTCTCGAGGCCAGTTCGACGGGATTCTTGGCATGTATCAGCAGCAGGCGAAGCTGATGGCTTTGGAAGTGTTGGCTGTGCAGAAGGGTGTGTTCCCTGATACTTGGCTTGTCGGTAACGCCGGCGAGCAGCCGAAGATTGTGAACACGGCGAACGGGTTGACGGGTGAGATTGGTGTGGTGCGTGGCGGTTCGTTGCGTGACATGCAGATGCAGCCTGGGTTTATGACGAACCCGGCGATTGACAGGTTGGAACGGGCGCAGCGTTTGACTGCGGGTATCCCTGCGGAGTTTGGCGGTGAATCCACTAGCAATATACGAACGGGTCGCCGCGGTGACGCTGTGCTTTCTGCTGTGGTCGATTTCACGGTTCAGGAAACGCAGAAGACGCTCGCACGGGCTCTCGAGGAAGAGAACCGGATCGCGATTGCGCAGTGCAAGGCGTACGCAGGCAACAAGCCTCGTTCGTTCTATGTGTCGATGGGAAAGGTGAAGGGCAAAGTTGACTACACCCCGAACAAGCATTTTTCGACTGATGACAATGTTGTTTCCTATTCACAAGCTGGTGCTGACATCAACAATCTCGTTATCGCGGGCGGTCAGCGGGTCGCAATGGGAACAATGTCCAAAGAAGCGTTCATGCGAATCGACCCTCTCGTAGAGGATGTCGAGAAGGAACGTGACGCTGTTGTTGCGGAACAGTTGGAGCAGTCGCTGCTAGCAGGATTGCAGCAGCAAGCAGCGCAGGGTGCGTTGCCGCCGTCTGATCTGGCTCGGATCATGCAGTTGGTGAGAAACGATCAGCATGATTTGGCTGAGGCCGTGGAGAAGGTGCAGCGTGAGGCGCAGGAACGCCAAGCGGAGCAGGTTGAGCCGGGTGCCCCTGAGGCGCAGCCGGGGATTGCTTTGCCGGGTGCGGGTGCTGAGGCGGGCGGTGGCGCTCCGGCTGCGGCCCCGCCGGGTTTGGCTGAGTTGTTAGGAGCGTTGTAATGCCACGTCGAGGTCAAGGTCAGCAGGCCACTCGGGTTGCTTCTGGTCAGCAGTATGGTCAGGCGCAAGCGCAGGAAGAGGCGCAGGCGGCGGTTCCGTTGCCTCAGATGCAGCCGCCGCGTCGGTTGATGAAACCAGGGCAAGCTGCGTTTGCGCGCCGGTCGGAACGCCTGAACGAGTCGATTATGACGCCGGGGTCGCCGGTTTCTGCTGCTCCGAGAACGGATCCGGTGCAGGAGTTTCGTGTGGCGAACGCTGCGGCATTGTATGAAGCGATTTCTTCGACGCCGTATGCGTCGCCGTTTGCTCGTAACGCTGCTCGTCGTTTGCGGTCGCAGTCGCCGGACATCAGCCAGTTTGCTGATAAAGGGATGATGCCTGATGTTGGGGATCTGTAGATGGGGTTTCTGGACAAGGTTTTCAACGGCGCGATTGATGCTGTCACTGGTCCTGGCGAATTTGTTGTTGATTTGGTTGGTGCTGCCCGTACGGCGGTGACCGGCGATTTTGGTGGCGCTGCGGAGCAGGTCATCAATTCGGCGCAAGAAGATTTGTTGACGCAAACAATCGGCGGGTTGTTTGGTCCTGAGGGTATCGGTGGCGCTTTGATCGGTGCGTTGCCGGAAGAAGTTCGTGCCCCTGCCCGCACGGTTATTGACCCGGTGTTGGGTGCGTGGGACTGGACGATTCAGGAAGTCGTTGACCGCCCGTTGGGCACAATTTTTACCGTGGTCAACGCGACGCATCAAACCGGTATCCAGTCGTTGTTTGATGCTCAGACGTATGCGAAAGCGTGGGACATCAACGACAAACGCACGTTTGGTCAGTCGTTCGCTGCGAACCTGTTTTATATTGATCCGTTTGACGAAGACGAATACAACTCGATTCAAGACGACCCGATTTTCAACCTGATTTCAGGCACCGCCGACTTTGTGCAGGAATTCATTGACCCGGTGACGATCTTTGGCGGGACTGCGTTGAAATCTGCTCGTGGCGCTGCCGTGTTCGGGAAAGCGACCCGTCCGACGCGTGGAGCGTTGATCGGCGCTCCTCGAGATATTACGAGGGTGTATGGGGGTGGCACGGGGCTTCGTCCGGTCAGGTTCAAAACGTCAGATCAGCTTTCAAATCGTATTGAGATCATTCAGTCGCATACGTCGCAGCGGGCGCAAGCGTTTGTTGAAAGCAAAGATTTCAAACGTGTTGATGCGGCGATGGCGAAATATGCGACGGCTGCGGAACGGTCCGAAGCGTTTCGTCAAGAAACCGGGCGTGCCGGTTTGAAGATGACGAATGAAGCAGTCGAGTTGTTGGCGAATGCTCAAACGTTTGAGGCACGCAAGGTCACGATGCGGGCGCTTGCCGGCGACATGACTGTGATGCAAGAGGTCAGTGATCTGGCGTCAGAGTTGTTGGACATTACAAAAGGCGACGACTGGACTTCGATTGTTCGAGATTTGAGGGATCCGAAGACAGCGAATTCTGAGGCAACGAATCGGTTCATTAAATTGTCGGAACAGGTGGACTGGGCTGTGATGCATCAGTTCAGGGACGCGTTGTTTGATTCGCAACAGTTCAACGTTAAGTTTATCAATGGCCGTTATTACACAAACGAAGCCCGGTATTTAACGGATTTTGCTGCTACTGAAGATGACGCGTTGTTGCGTGCAGCTTTGGAAAACATTATTGCAACGTCTGATGACGTGAACTTGGGGTTGAACGCCGGGCAGGTTCGTCAGTTGCCGTTTGGTAATCGTCTTAGCGGTTTGTTGCGGCAGCACCAGGACGTTCTTGATCAGAATTTGACGGACGAGGTTGTGTTGTCAGAGTTTTATAATCCGCACACGGTGGGGGGTAGCCGTGGCGGTTTCTATGGCAAAGCTATTCGGGTGATTTCGGAGCGCACTCCGCAGACGCACATTTTCTTTGATGATCCGAGTGCTGTTGACCAGTTTGAGCGGGTGTTGACGCAAGCGAACAGGGTTGTTGTCAACGGCGAAACGCTTCTTGCTGCGGATCAGGCTGCGAAGCTGGTGTCGTCGTTTCGGCGCATGTCGTTGAAAGGCGACAAAGAACTGATGCGCCAGTTGTATGTGAACACTGTGGAGCAGTTGAATACGCGTATTGACGGGTTGTTGGATGATGCTGATCTTGGGGTGGACATAGATCCGTTCCGGCGCACGTTGTCAGATGAATATGGGAAAGCGTCGCGTGACTGGCAGGAGGAAGCGTCGCGTGCGGTTGGGGTAACAGACCAGGCAGGGCAGGTTACGACTACTCGACAGTTGCCTGATGGCAGGAAAATTGTTGTGAACCATCGTATGTCGCCTTCGCAGGTGCAGAACTCTGCGGTGCAGCCTCGTTATGACGTTGTGCAGCGCCACATCGAGTTGGCGCAGGCTCGTGAAAGCGTAGGGCCGCGTCGGGTTGCTGTGAAGGTTGGTGACGTTTCTCGAGGCGTTGTTGGGCGTGGCCGTCACGTTTTGGACAAGCCGCAGCAGGCGTGGCGTTCAGGCATGTTGTTGACTCCGAAGTGGCCGATGCGTGTCGGGTTGGATGAGCAGTTGCGTGCGGCAGCGGTTCTCGGCGGAATAACTTCGCTTGGCAATTTGATTACGAGGTTTCCTCAACTTCGGCGTGCGTTTGCGTTGCACAAACTTGATGGGATTGATGAAGCAACCGATATTGATGCGATCACTAGGATTCTGAAAGAGAAGGTCGGCAAAGACGTTGGCGATGAAGGCGTTGAGACGTTGTACGACTTGTACAAGGCGGCTGGTGAAGACGGGCTTAACGACGCTGTAAAGCAGTTGACCCGTGAGAAAGTTTTGAACGCACGCCAGTTGAAGAAACGTCAGAGCAATGCTCGTCGCCTGGGTCGTAACGCAGCTTTGAAAGGAATCGCCTTCGGTGCGTTGATGGGGAACCCTGTCGCCGGCGGGTTGTACGGGTTTGTTGCGGCTACGAGTAAACGACGCAACATCAATCGGGCGCTCGAGCGGAAAGCTGCGTTGAATTATGCAGGGAGGTTGCGTAGCGAGGCCCAGCAGTTGTTGAAAGACGCTGTTGGCCCAGAGGAAGCTGCTGAGGCGCGCAAGATGTTGGACGACGCCACTCATATTCAGAAGTTGATTGATTCTGAGGATGCGGCGGTTGCTGGCAAGGCTACGGAAGCGAAGAATACGTTTGATGCTGCTGAGGAGTTGATGCAGAAGGCTGGTGTTGGCGGGTTGTCGATTGGGGGGTTGTCGTTCCGTAACGCGTTTGGTGACGATCCTCGGTTCCAAGAACAGATTCGGGCGAGTGTGTCTGCTTCTAGGTCGCAGTCGGCGGTGTATTCGGGTGCGTTGCGTGACGCCGAACGCCAGTTGCGGCAGTTCCAGAACGTGGATTTCAAAGCGTGGGATTCGGTCGTTTTCAAAGATGGTGAGGCGATCAACGTTGTTCATCTTGATAGCGAGTGGTCGAACATGATGAACATGTATACGTCCGCAGGTTACGGTCAAGAGTTCTACGACATTGTTTGGAGGTCTGGGGACTTAAATGAACGTATTGAAGCTCTTGCACAGTTGTTGGAGAAAGATCGCACGTTGTTCAACAATTTGGTGTCAGCCCATTATAAGGATTTGGCTGAAGGCGAGTTGACGGCGATTGCCAAAAACATTGTTGAAGAGTACGAGAATGTTCTTCCAAGCGATTATTTCGGCAAGTTGCGTGAGGCGGCTCAATCAGGTCAACCGCCAAAATGGCAAACCGTTGTTGACGAATTGAATGACATGGAAGGGTGGGGGGACGACTGGGCTCTTCACCACAAGATCATGTGGATGCGAGAAAACGGGTATCCTGGGTTTGGGAAAGCGGTTGCTCCTGAACCGATCTCGCATCAGGGGGCATCACGAACAGTTTGGGGAGAGAAAGTAGCTGTATGGGCTGAAGACCTGTTCAAAATGTTCGGTACGCTCCCGACCGACGAACTTGCCCGTAACCCGTTCTTCAGCACCCGGTACGAACGAGAACTGCGACGCCGGGTAGCGCTCATCACAGACCCTGACGGCAACGTCCGGTTGTCTCAGAAACAAATTGACCAGTTGGAGAAACAAGCTCGCGACTCGGCGCTGACAGAAGTACGCGAAGTGATGTACGACCTTGCTGAGAACACTCGTATCAGTGAGATGGTCGGCAACTCGATGCCGTTCTTCAATGCGTGGCAAGAAGTGCTTGGCCGTTGGGGCGGGTTTGCTTTGGAGAACCCGACGTTCGTTGGCAACATGGCGCGTCTGTACCGCAAGGAATGGGACGCTCAGGCTCTTGGTATCAGCGAAGTCACGATCGAGAACGATGACGGCACTGAAGGCCCGACGTATCTGATGTTCCGACCGTTCGGTCCTGCTTACGACTCGGACGGCAACGAAACAACGATTTTCGATGCGATGTCTCCGACGATGCGGAACTTGCTGATCCCGAAGATGTTGCAAGATCAAGACGCTACTGTCCGGTTCTCGAAGGAAGGGTTGAACACGATCACGTCAGCGCCGCTGCCAGGGTTCGGGCCGCTTATTACGGTGCCGGTGCGTGAAGCGATCCTTGAGAAGCCGGGGTTGGAAGAAACGTTCGGGTTCATGTTCCCGTTCGGGCATCCCGAAGGCGGTTTCTTTGACCGTGCCGTCAAAGGCAACCTGCCGACATGGGCGAAGTCGCTTGACGATTATTTCCGTGATTCGCAAACAACTGAACGACTCGTGCAACGATTCTTCCAAGACATCGTTACGCAACGCGCCGAAGCCGGCGACCCGATCGACTGGGCAGACGACCTCGAGTTGAACGCTGCGATTGAGCTAGCGAACGACCGGGCCAAACAGTTCTCGCTGTTCCGTGTCGCTGCTGGGTTCTTCTCGCCTACGTCTACAACGCTTCTGTCACCGTACGAGCCGTTGGTGCAAGAGGCCCGCCGGTTGCAACGTGAACACGGCACTCTTGAAGGCAACTCGATGTTCCTCGAGTTGTATGGCGAAGATTTCTTTGCGTTGACTGCCCGTATGACGCAGTTGAACGATGGGGTTGCTGCGTCGATTGAGTCTGAAGAGTTGTATATGAAGCATCAGGATTTGGTGCAGGCGCATCCTGAAATTGGTGCGTGGGTGACAGCCAGTCTTGGGTCTTCGGATGAGAAGTTCGTGTTTTCGCAGGCTGTGTATCGGCGTCAGATGAACATGGCGTTGGCTCCTGGGTCTGATGAGACTCGCCGGTCGCGGAAGACGCCGTTGGAGGCGATGCTTGATACGCAGGCCGAGTTGGGGTGGAAGGCGTACACGGATCTGGCTGATTACAAGCGCAGTAAGGAGGAGGAGGCGATTGCTGCGGGCATGTCGGGTTCGTTGAACGCTTCGCATATGCGTCCGTTGGCTGCGTATGTGGAGCGGGAGATCGATGCTTTGCGGAAGAAGTATCCGGCGTGGGCTGAACAGTTCGATGATTACGGTTCTTCTACGGCCCGTATGAAAGATGTTGTGGACGGGTTTGTTGCCGGGTTGCAGGACGAACAGTTGTTGCAGCGTCCTTCGACTCGGCATGTGATCGAGTATTTCGATTTGCGGATGTATGTGCAGACTCGTTTGCAGGAACGGGAGTCTGAGGGCGGTTCGGACAATATCGGCAATAAGTCGAATGAGGATCTATTGTTGTATTGGGAGCAGGCGAAAGCGGAGTTGAGTTTGATTCCCGAGTTTTCTGCGATTTATGACCGTTACTTTGAACGTGACAGTTTGGATCCTAGAACGTTTGTTGATGATGATGCTTTTGAAGGGTTGTTCTGATGACTACACCGTCGCCTACGAGAGCCGAACGTGACGCCCAAGTAAATGCCATAGCCGCTTCTGACCGAGAAGCACAAGCTTCTGGCGATTCGTTTATCGGGTTCGGACCGGAAAGCATGCAGCCTGGGCGGCTCCAGTACCGTGAGTATGCGGAACCGGTGCAGGCAGGGCCAGGGATGGCTCCGACGCCTGTGATGTTCAGCGACATCAGAAACATCCTGACCGGGCTGTCGCGTGAAGAACAAGGACTGTTAGCGATCGACATGTTTACAGTCGGCGTGTACGAGAACCTCGACTACATGTTTTCTGAAGAAGGCGAACTTGACCAGCAGTATTTCGTGGACAAGGTGCAGGACACGATCGAGCTTGCTAGGCAGTCAACAAATTTTGGGGTGGACACTGACTTTCTGAGTGTGTTGCTTCGCAACTACAACAGCACTCCTGAGAATTTGAGCGCTGCGTTGGCTCAGGCGAAGGCGGCGGCTACTGCCGGCGGCGGTGGTCGAGTTATCAACTATATTGATCCGTATGCGTTGGCTGACGCGGCGAAGCAGGCTTCGGCGTCGGTGACGGGCCGTATGGCGTCGCCTGCGGAGCAGCAGTCGTTTGTGAAGATGATTCACGGGTTGCAGGCGTCTGGGGTGTCTTCGATCAGTGTGCCTGCTCGTGCGGAGGCGTTTGCTCGGCAGCAGGCTCCGAATGAGGCGGCGGCGATGGATTACGCTAATGCTGCTGGGATGTTGATGCAGGTGTTGGGGATTGGTGGTCGATAATGGCTTGGGAAGAGTACGACGATCTGCTTGATTCAGAGCGTAAGAAACTTGAAAATGAGATCAGCGATGCGGAGAGCAGTGTTCGTGAAGCTGAAAAAAATATTGAAAATCTTCAGCGGGTTCAGCTTTTGTTGGGCGGCGGTGAAGGCCGGCTTGGTGAATCTGATTTAGAGCGTCTTATTCGTGGTCTTCTTGGTGTTGTTGTTGAGATCAATACTCAAGAGCGGCGTAGACGTGATGAACAGTTGACGTTGCAGCGTTTGCTAGAAGGTCCGCAAAATATTCAAGGAGTTGTTCTTAGCAACGGACTTGCACTTGATGGTTCGTTTACTTTTTCTGAGTTGGCTTCTGCTGTTGCTGACCAAGAGGGTGACATTGAGGGGATTGAGCCGTACGGTGTTGACCTTACTGTTGGTCGCATTGAGAGTTTGTGGGAAGACGTTTCAGACGTTGATCTTGCCGATTCGAGGCAACAGATTGAGCAGTATCAGCAAACTCTTCAACAGTTGCGTCCTATTGAAGAGCAGTTGAATCAGGAGGATGTTGGGTCGCAGGTGGCGGCGTTGGGTCAGTTGGTGCCGCCTGATGTGATTTCTGGCCTGGTGCCGACTGCGCCTGCTGCTCGAGATGAGAATGTTCAGGCGCAGTTAGCTGCGGTGAGTAATTATACGCCTCCTGCTCCTGCGACTCGGGATTTGGGTCAGGCTACGACGCAGTTTCAGGGGCCGCCGTCTGAGTTTGGAACGCGACAGCCTACGATGTCTGCTGATGAGCAGCGGGTAGCCGAAGGCAACCGCCTGTTTGCTTTGAACGAGATGGGTTACGACCTGGGGCCTGACAAACCAGAAGAAACAGCAGAACCAGCAATAAATGTTGCTGATGCTAAAGCAATGCTGGAAGGTTTGGGGTTTAAAATCACTACAGCCGACGACGGCACTTCTAGCGGTACTCGAAGCGGCGGCACTACCGGTGGCGGCGGTGTTGTCGCAACTGCTGCCGCAGACATGTCCGAAGTTCAACGCCTACTAATCGAACGATTCGGCGGCATCACATTCTTCCTCGACAAATACGACCAGCAACTCCAAGTCGGTGTCACCGCTGACGGCTCACCCGTACCAACAGACGATCCCCGTGCAACAAGGGTCATGAACGTCGTTGACATGATGGTCGAGTACGGCATTGTTGACCCGAACCAGGTTCTCAAAGTAGTTCAGCAAACGACTTGGTATCAGACCACTGATAACGCTATGCGTCGCCATGACGCGTTGATGGCGAACATGACGGATCTGGAGAAGAAAGAATACTTCGATCCGGTTCTGGAGCAACTCAAAGACGAAGCGGTGTTCCTCGGTGTGAGCTTGACCGATGAGCTTGCGATGCAGATGGCGAACGACATTCTGTATCTGGGCGAAGCTGACGACATTGATTTCATCCGGCAAACGCTTGTTGGACAGGGCGGCTACGATCTGTCGGTTGTTGAAAGTTCAAGTTTTGCTGCGATTACTGATTCGTTGGTGTCGTTGTCAAAGAGTTATTACACGCCGATTGGCACTTACGATGCTTCGACTCTGGCTCAAGACATTTACTTCGGTAATCAAACTCCTGAAGGTGTCGAGCAGATGTTCAAGGAGCAGGCTGCGGCGAAGTACCCGATGTTGGCTAATGCTCTTGCTGCCAACATCACTCCTGAACAGTATTTTGCTCCGTACAAGTACGAGTTGGAACGGATCTTGGGGCGTCCGAACGTTGATTTGTACGAGGAGTTTCCTGAGGTTGTGAGCTATATGGCAGAGAACGGCGAGATGCGTCCGATGACGTTGAACGAGGTTCGCCGGTTTGCTCGAGGGTTGCCTGAGTGGCAGGAGTCTTCGCAGGGTATTGATGCGGCGTATGCGTTGACGTTCGCTATTGGCGAAGTGTTTGGAGAGGTGGCGTAGCTATGGCTGAAGGTGAAGGGTTTGCGTACCTAGATCAGATTCCTACGACGATGGGGGATTTGGACCCGTATCGTCCGTTTGGCACATCCACGCCATCAACAACGACGACTCAGCAGTTGACTGAAGCAGAGCGGGCGGCGCTCGCTGCGTTGTCGCCAGCGGAGTTGGAAGCGCTTAGGCAGTTCAGCGCAACTGCGACAGAAGAACAAAAAGCGGCACTTAGGGCGATGGCCGGCGGGTCCGTTCCTGTAGGTACTGGCACAAGCGGGGCTGGGGCTACCGGTACAAGCGGGGCTACCGGTACAAGCGGGGCTACCGGTACAGGCAGCAGCGGCGTTGATGGCGGCATGGATGTTCTTGAAGGGCTCGCAGAAGAACAAGCTGAACAAGAAGCCCTCAACGCGTTAGAGATCATCAAAGACGAACTAGCTCTCTACGGCCTTGAGGGACTCGCAGACCAGGCGTACAACATGCTGCTTGATGGTCTTGGTCCGCAAGCTGTTCTGTTGCGGCTACGGCAAACTCCTGAGTTTGCTGCACGGTTCCCTGGTTTGGAACTGCGGCGCGCTAACAACCATGCACAGATCAGCCCTGCCCAATACATCGAACTTGAACGTCAATATCGCAACATGATGATGACTGCCGGCATCCCCGAGGGTTTCTACGATTCGGTTGATGATTTCGCAGAGTTCATCGGTAACGACGTGTCTCAGAACGAGATGGGTGAACGGATCGCGTTGGCGGCTGAAGCTGTCCGGTCGATCGACCCGAATTTGAAAGCACAGTTGCAGGAGATGTACGGGGTTGGTGTCGAGAACGACGGCGAACTGATCGCCTACTACCTTGACCCGCAGCGTGGCACTAATGTTATTGAGCAGCGGTTGCAGCTTGAAGCGGCTGGTTTGTCGTCTGCGTCTTTCAGCACTTTGGGGGCAGGGTTTGAAACTGGGGTTGCTGAACGGCTTGTGGACATGAATGTGCAGCAACGTGAGATTGCTGAGCGGTTCCGTGGGCAACGTGCGATTACGCAGCAGCTTGTTGGTGAGGAAGAGTTTACGTCTTCGGAGTTTGCTGCCGCCGAGTTCGGGTTGGATTCTGAGGCTACTGCGGACCTTGCCCGGTTGCGGGCGTTGCGTGAGCAGCGTGGTGTTCGCCAGTCTGGTGCGTTGATGACTCGAGCGGGTGTCGTCGGTTTGAGTAATGGTGCTTGATAAAATTACACAAAACTCAAAAGGAGAAACCCTGTGAAGTTAAAAGCAACTATTGGTGCATTTCTGCTTACAATTATTGGAGCGAATTGGGCGCTCGAAACGTGGGGGGTGATCGGCATCGGTCTCGGTCTTACCGCACCAGCCGGGGTGTTCTTCGCCGGCCTGACGTTCGGGCTGCGCGACGCCATCCACGAGTACGGCGGGGTCCGCGCCGTGGTCCCTGCGATCGTCGCAGGTGCCGGTCTCTCGTGGCTGCTGAGCGACGCCGTCTCGATCCCCGGAGGCGTAACGTCAATCGCCGTCGCATCAGGCGCAGCGTTCCTACTTGCCGAGCTGTTCGATCTCGGCGTGTACGCACCGCTACGAGAGCGCAACTGGCCGATCGCTGTCGCTGCGTCGAACGTCGTCGGGTCGATCGCAGACTCGATCGTGTTCCTCTGGCTCGCGTTCGGGTCGCTCAACTACATTACCGGGCAGATCGTCGGCAAGGCGATCATGGTCGCTGTTGCTCTCCCGATCGTCGCGATGGCCCGTCAGCGATACGAGCAGCCGCTGACCGAGTTCACGGTGATGGTCTCAGGCGATAGTTGATCTACTTCGGAAATCCGTCAACTGAATCGATCCGTTGTGCAATGGCGACTCGTGATGACTTCGGAGCGATTATTACGCCCGCTCAAGGTAATCGTCTGCGGGTCACAGACGGCATTTCAACGATCATTGATAACGGGTGTTTTTCTCAACCTGATGCGTTCACATTGGCAAAGTATCGGAAACTTGTTGCCGATCATCCGAACGCATTGTTCGTCACGGTGCCGGATGTCGTCGGTGATTGGGCAGCGACTCTGCGCCGATGGGATGAGTTCCCGAAAGACGACTGGCCGGTTCCGTTAGCAATCGTTTTGCAAGACGGCGCAACTGTTGACACAGTCCCGTGGGATGCGATCGGTGCAGTTTTCGTCGGCGGCACAACGGAATGGAAGCTCGGGTCGGAAGCGCGGTCGATCGTTGCCGAAGCGAATCACCGTAGAGTATGGGCGCACATGGGGAGGGTCAATAGCCTCCGTCGTTTGCGATACGCAACTTGGATTGGTTGCGATTCGGTTGACGGTACGTTTTTGGTTTTCGGGCCAGATGCGAACCTTCGCCGGTTGACTAACTGGTTGGATGAGGTTAATGCCCAGCGTTTGTTGTTTGAAGCAACAGGTTTGAGTAATGGTGCTTGACACTTGTTGTTAGGTTGACTTAACATGGCGAGTGGATCGGCCCTCATGCGAGGTGAGCTGTTCCACCCATCCTCCGTCTGCATTCCACCGTTGCAGACGCGTATCGAAGGTGAGTGACATATGACAGATGAAATGCCTACCGAGGCTGAAGACTCTGTTAGCCAAGAATCGAAGCCAAATTGGCGACGTGACCTCGAGAACCGGGCTAAAGCCGGGGATGAGGCGGTTGCCGAGTTGGCGCAGTTGCGACGCGAGGTGTCGTTCCGTAATGCAGGTGTTGATCCGCAGTCAAAGCAGGGTCAATACTTTATGCGGGGCTACGAAGGCGAAATGACTGTGGACGCTATTCGTGCTGAAGCCACTGAGCTTGGGTTGGCTGGGGACAGTAATCCCCCAGCAGCGCAGGCACCGCCCGTTGATTACGGTGCGGAGCAGCGGATCGCGATGGCGGCTGACGATGCTGGGCCTGTGTCGCCACCTGAGTGGTCAAGTCTGGTCTCCCAGACGAACAATGCTGAAGAGCTTGCGGCTCTGATCGAAGCTCACGGCGGCACAATTAACGCAGCAGTTTGACATAGCCGAGGTAGGCCGGATGGGAAGGAATCCCAATGGCTTACACTCAGACCTCTTCGGTGTCTTCGGATACCACCGCATTTGAACAGTTTGCGTACTTCGCGTTGCGTTCGCAGCCGATGTTCGAGATGGTTGCGGATGTGAAGACGACCAACCAGTCGCACCCCGGCTCGTCGGTTCAGTTCAACATTTACAACGATCTTGCCCAGGCGACTTCGGCTCTGACCGAAACGTCGGACGTGACCGCTGTTGCGCTTAGCGATTCGACCGTGACGGTGACTCTTGCCGAGTACGGCAACGCTGTTATCACCACGGCGAAGCTGCGTGGCACCTCGTTCCTGAACGTGGACGCTGATGCTGCGAACATCATCGGTTACAACATGGCGAACAGCATCGACAACGTCGTTCACGACGTGCTTGTTGCTGGCAGCAACGTTGCGTACGGTGGCGATGCGACCTCGACGGCGACGCTTGACGCTACCGACAACCTTGACGCCGGCGACATTCGTGAGGCTGTCGCGAATCTGCGTAGCGATTCCGCTATGCCGATGATGGGCAACGTCTATGTCGGGTTCATTCACCCTGACGTGTCGTTCGACCTTCGTGAAGACACCGCTGTGACTGACATCATTCAGTACCAGATCCGTCAGGACGGCGGCGCTGTGCGTGCAGGCAGCATCGGTACTTTCGGTGGCGTGGATTTCATCGAGACTCCTCGTCTTGAGATCACCGCTGACGGCGGTAGCGGCACTGTGGACGCCTACAACACGGTGGTCTGCGGCAAGCAGGCGCTTGCGAAGGCGCACTCCCGTGCAACCGGTTTCGGTTCGGATCCGTCGGTCGTGTTCGGCCCGGTGACCGATACTCTGCGCCGGTTCCAGCCGGTCGGTTGGTACCACCTTGTCGGGTACAGCCGTTTCCGTGAGGCTTCGATCCGTCGGATTGAAACGTCTTCGAGCATCGGCGCTAACTGATAAGCGTTGATGGTGTAGTGTGAAGAGGGGTCGGGAGCCGGTCTCGGCCCCTCTTTTCACGTTTGGAGCCGGTTATGCCGATGGTTGGTGGCAAGAAGTATCCGTATACGAAGGCGGGTAAGGCGGCGGCGAAGAAGGCTGCTGCGAAGAAGAAGAAGGGTAAGCGCTGATGGCTACGAATTATCCTGGGAGTCTTGACGCGACTACGAATGTTGGTGGCGGCACTGAGCCTGAGGCTGTTACGGCGTTGGATGATTCGACTTCGGGTCATCCGACTCATGCCGGTTTGCATCAGAATCTTGGTGACGCTGTTCAGCAGATTGAAACGAAGGTTGGTATTGGGTCTTCGACGCCTTCTGCGAATCAGGTGTTGGGGTGTGCGTCGGGTTCTACTTCGGCGTGGACTGATTCGCCTTCGATGGCGAATGTTACGTTGTCGGCTGATTTGACGGCTGTGGACGCGACGTTGTCTGGTGATGTGACTGCGGTGAATGCCCGGTTGTCGGGCGACATTCTGGATTCGTTGGGTGCAACGATTTTGGATATTTCGACGGCGACGTTGAATGGCGACATTACGGGTAATGCTGCGACTGCTACGAGCGTGTCTGGTGGTGTTGAGACTGCGGATAAGTGGACGACTGCGAGGACGTTGTCGTTGACGGGCGACGTGACTGGGTCTACGACGATTGATGGTTCTGCGAATGCTTCTATTTCGACAACTGTTGGTACGGTTACGAACGCTACGAACGCTACGAACGTTTCTACTGGGTCAACATCTGATTCTAGTGCTTACCCAGCCTTGTTGAATACTGCTGGCGGTACGCAGCAGGTCAAGTACGACACTGGGTTGTCTTACAATGCGTCGTCAAATGTTCTTGACACGACAAGGTATAAAGCTGCTACGGGGAGTGTGGGCGCTCCATCATATTATTTCGGGACTGATACTGACAGTGGAATATGGCAACCTGCTGGCGGCGTAGTTGCAATAACTGTTAACAGCGGTACTGGCGGTATGAGGGTTACGACGACTGCTGTTGTGCCTTACACGGATGGCACTGAGGAGCTTGGTGCGAGCGGTCAGCAGTGGCTTCAGGTTTGGGCTGATAACGGCACTATCCAAACGTCTGATGAACGCAGGAAGACCATGTTGGATGATGCGCTTGGTCTTGATTTCATCAACGATTTGAACCCTTTTTCTGGTGTTTGGACTGACGATTCAGATGGGGTTTACGAGCAGCATGAGTGGTTGTCGGCGCAGAACGTTCGGACAGTGTTGGATGCTTATGGCCGTCCGCAAAACGTGGGGATGTGGCATAAGCAAACCGTTGATCCTTTGACGGGCGATCCCATTGTTGATGGGACGGAAGGGTTGAACTATGGAGAGTTTGTCCCTGTTCTTATCAAAGCAGTTCAGGAATTGTCTGCTCGGGTTGAAGCGTTAGAAGCTGGGTAAGTTAGGGGCGACCTGTGGCATTTCGTGTCGTGTTGCCTACAGAAAACATTCTTCCGCAGGTTGACGTTGTCCCGTATCACGTTTCTGATCCGGCGCGGAACCTGGCACGGTTCCGTACACCGGGGGCGAAAGGCCGGAACGTGTTTATTTTGACGAACGGTTCAGTAACGACTCGACAGCCGGGTGATCCGGCGTTGATTAGCCGCACAATTTATGGCGGGCATGAGTCGCCTACTGATCTGACATCAGCAGAAGCGGACGCGTTGACTGCTGCCGGCTACTCAGTGGAGGAGATTTGATGCCGAGGTATGACTACCGTTGCCAGGTTTGTGGTGCGGTTGAGGAAGTGTTGCACGGGTTCGATGATGAACCGGATATGCACTGTATGGAGTGCGGAGCAGTGATGGGGAAGTTGATGGGGATGCCGTATGTGTCTCCGTCGGCGGTGCCGTCACGCAATAACGTGATTGATTTTGACGCTACGCGGCGTGCGGAGCGTGAGAAGGATGCGGATATGGCTGCGTACAAGCGGCTACGCAAGGACGGGGTGCAGCCTCCGTCGATAAACGGGGCTGCGAAGCTGGAAGCTAAAGCGGAGGAGAAGCATGAGGTAAACTCCGGTCACACGTTTGCGACCTCGACGGGTCGTAAGCGTGGGATGGGGCTAGTTCGCGATGCGTTGGGTGAGACATGACTGCTCAGACTTGGATTGATGAAACCCGTGATCTGTTGTTGACGGATTACGTTGAGGAGCAGGCGACGTTGGGTGCGGCGTTGAATGCGAGCGAAACGGTGGTTTCGTTTGCGTTGCCGTCAGCGACAGTGCCGGGTGTGGTTGCTGGCGCGACGATCGAGGTCGGCACCGAATTGATGTACGTCTTTTCGGTGACTTCTGGTGCAGCGACAGTGCGCCGCGGCTATAAGGGTTCTGAGGCTTCGTCGCACGCTATTGGTTCGCTTGTCACGGTGAACCCGAAGTTCCCTGCGTATCAGATCCTTGACGCTTTGAATCACGAGTTGCGGGATTTGTCGTCGCCGCAACACGGCCTGTTCCAGATCAAAACAGTAGAGTTGACGTTCAACGCTGCGCAGGACGGCTACGACTTGACTGGGGTGACGGACGACATTCTGTCGGTGTATCAGGTGACGTATTCGGATCCTGGGTCTGAGGCGTCGGAGCCGTCGATCACCGAGTTTTCGTTGCGACGGGACCGTAACACTTCGTCGTTTCCGTCAGGGTACGGCCTGATCCTGCATTCGGATGCGTGGCCGGGAGAGACAGTACGGGTGCTGTACAAGACCGGGTTCTCTACGTTGACTGATTCGACTACTGCGCTGTCCACGACAGGGTTGCATGCTGAGGGCTACGACCTGCCGGTGTTGGGTGCGGCGCTGCGCCTGATGTCGTCGCGTCCGATCCGTCGCGAGTTTCTTGACGAGCAGGGTTCCTCGAGGATGGCTGAGGAGGTGCCTGCTGGTGCCGTGTCGGCGTCGATGCGGGATCTGCGCGGGTTGCGTTTGGAACGGATCAATGCTGAAGCGACTCGTTTGAACGGCCAGTATCCGGCTATCTGGACTCGTTCCGGTGGGCGCACTCAGACTTCGATTTACCGAGGGGTGTAAACGATGGCGCATTCGCCTGAGTATCTGCCGGTTGCGATCAATGGCACCTCGTACATGATTGATACCGAGGGGTACAGTCGTACAACGATTCCTGTTTTGCGTGAGCAGCGGGACACGTCTGATGAGGCTGGCGAGCAGCAGTTGACGACGCAGATGTGGGTGCGGTCGCAAACTGACTGGTCGTACGGCGCTGGTCAGGAGTTTCTGGATAATCCTGACTCGGATCGTCGCCGGTTCTACACGTCGTCTGGTGTGGATGTGTGGACTGAGGGTCAGGTGTCGTTGCTGGCGAAAACGGTAGATAAGGGCAACACTGGCACTGACGTGATCATGAAGCAGTTTCGCAACGGAGCGGCTGAGTATTTGTATGTCGTGGACGGGTCCACAATGTACTTCTCGACCGATTTTGATACTGCGTCGCCTACATGGTCTACGGTGACTTCGATTGCTGGCACGCCAACGATCACTGATTTTGATTCTGACGGTACGACGTTGTGGTTGGCGTATGGTGCGTCGGATACGTTGCACACGACAACGCTGGGTAGCACGGCTGCGCCTTCTACGTTGGCGGGGCACACAACGAACGATGAGATCATCCGGTTTGTTGGTGGCCGTTTGATTGGCGCTACTGGTGCTACAGCGGTCGAGTTGGCTGCGAACGGGTCTGCGATTACGACGTTTGATGG